TCTTAACGACACCAACCTTCTGAAGCAGGGCATCCTTGAACCAGTTGTGCAGGATCAGCAGACCCTCGTTCTCCCGATAGAACACCCAGTTACAGTAATCTGTGGCCTGTTTAGCAGACTCCTCATCCTCAGCAGTCTTAGGCTCAAAATAGACAATATCCTCAGTAGTCGTGAATACTCGGATAAGTTGTGGCAGCGCACCATCGATAGCCTCGGCAACCTCACCAGTAACGATCTGGCTACGGCCTTCTACCTCGTTACCGTAGGGATTACGCAGGTAATAGTCCAGAGCCTTGCGCCGATCCTCGGTAGTCTCTGTCTCAATGTAGCCGATTGCGTTATCTATCTCGGCTTCAAGTATGCCCTTGATCTGGCCTTCATCCATCTTCATAGCAAGCCCTTACAGGAATTTTGCTTATTATACAACCCATTTAGCGTTAATAGGCAAATCTGTTGACCATGAATCATCGCTCTCGTCAAGTCCTATCGCCAAGTATCTGAAGGCATCGGAAAAGTGGCTAGACCAATCATGCAGAGGCTTATCGTAAAACACCTGCTGCTTCTCGTTATATTCCCGCCGATAGTTCCTCAAGGCATCCAGACCAGCCTTGGTTTTGTGGTCAAACCAGCAACGTGGGAGCAAGCGTCTAACAGCCTGAATCCCGTCAGCAACAGACAATCGAGGCGCTACCGTGATGTCTAGCCCTGCCTCCTGCAAGACCTCCTTACGGCTCTTGCCTGTGCCTAGCTCCCTTACCTCCACATCGTGCGGCAGTATTTGTGCAAAGCCCTCGTAGTGGTTTTCCCTGAGCCATGATACATACCAATCCAGACCGACTCCGTGATTCTCGATGCAGTCGATAAGCCGCACTTCCTTGCCAGCCAACTGAGCCACCCATAGACAAGTAGAATCACCCATACCCAAATCCCAAGCAACAAAAGACCTGCAAAGGTCATCCCGGTCAATAGTCGTGATCCTAGACTTGGCTTCGAGATCGTTAATAATCTGACCATAGTAGCTCCCTTCAACGGGACTTGAGAAACTGCATTCAAATTCTTGCTGGTACTTGTCCTCGCCAATCTCATTGCGAGTAGCCCATAATTCCTTTTCGGGAATAATATTGGTTTGAGAGGCTTTGAACTCAATCAGCGCCCAATCCTCGGCATCCTTAGCCCTATCGCGCAGGTCTTTGAAATGATTGTTCCCCTTCGGCGTTCCGATCATTAACGCCCACCCAAGACGGTCAGCCAGAGCAGGACGAAGAACCTCATTCCATACCTTTGGATTCATGTCTCCGACCTCATCAAGCACTATTCCATCGTAGTAGGTTCCACGAAGTGAATCAGAATTATCGGCTCCATGAAGGGATATTCTTCGCCCCCAAAAATCTACCCGAAGCTCAGAAATATTAACCGTAGCACCTAACGGCCTTGTGTACTTCACTAAATAATCAAAGGCAATACGTTTGGCCTGTGTGTAAGTCGGGGCTACATAAGCGTATCTTGGAGCCTCTAATGGGCATTCAATAGCCCGTTTGACGATCTGGTTAATAGCTGCAACAGTTTTACCAAATCTTCGGTGCATGACTCCAACAACGAAGCGGTTCTTGTCTAGCGCCTCATGCAAGGCTAACTGATGCTCCCTTGGCTTGTAAGGGATTTCGATTACTTCTGCCATGTAACCACATGCTCTTGAGGCCCACCGTCAGCACCAGTCACCTCAGTCCTAGCCAGCTTAGGAATATGGTACTCACTCATCTTTAGCATTATGTCCAAAGCCTTATAAGGATCAGGCTTGATGCCTAGTACCTCATCACCCTCAGCAACCCTCTGAAGCCATCTGTCCATATAGGCACTGTTGCGGTTAAGTAGCTCTGCAATAGCCTCTCTAACGACCTTTGTGGACTTATTGACTGACCCTTTAGGTCTGCCCTTACCAAAGCCGTTTTCGGCTTTTTCTTCTTCTACTTTATGTTCATTTGTTTCCATTTTTGCATTATCCTCTGGATGTCATGCTTACTTACCAAGTAGCCCCTCAACTGGCTGGTTGTTACGCTCAAGCATCTTTACAAGAGATGGATCAAATACTACGAAGTTCCTTGTCCCTTGTCCGGCGCTTCTGCTTCCTTGATCTAAATATCTTATCCCTTGAATACCGGCCTTGTTTAAGGCTTGTGATGTTTTAGCAGCATCAGACATCCCTTGATTTAAGGCCTTGTATAAATCGCCACCAGATCCCTGCATTGAAATAAATTGCTTCCATCTATCTTCAAAACTATCCTTTGTTCCACCTTTTTGAATAATACCAAAAGGCTTCCCCTCAGAATTTACAAACGCATGGTTGCCATTTAGTAACTGTTTATATTCAAGTCCTAATGTGGATGGAGTAATTTTACTTAAAACATTTTTTTGCTCAGATAACGGCTTATCCCAATCAAGGAATGTTTCAACCGCTTCGTCTGGTATATCTACTTTATAAAACGATCCCGGAAACTTTGTCTTTGGAGCAATATCTGTCTCAAGCCACTTAATAACCGCAGAATCAGCGCCTATATCTTTTGCATAACTGATAACTTCTGCTGGCGGTGTATCAAGCATCATTTTCTCAAGCATCTCTGCCTTTTGATACTCTACAGCAGCTTTATCTACTGGCAACCTATTAGCTTTGTTATAAATTTGCTCATATACCTGCTCAATGGGCTTTCCGTTAATAGTAGTTATTTCACCAGCCTTTTGACCCAAGGCCATTTGATAACCACGAGCAACTCCCGGAGCTTCTGCAAAATATATACCATGCCCATAAGCCTGAGCACCTTCTCCAGTGCCAACCTTAGAAATATCAAAATTGTCAAATGTGTAAGGACTCCCGTGATAAGCATCTAACGGGAGGATTAACCCTGTTCTTGTAGCGTAATTCTCAAGTGTTTCGCCAACCTTAGGAGCGGCATATTTAGCCGCAGAGACAGCCCCCTTAGTAGCAGCCTTGCCAGCACCATACCCAACAGCGCCAAGACCAGCAACATCCAGCACATCCATTGGATTCGGAGCCTTGCCCATGCCTACATCCGTATAAACCTGTTGCGCCCCTGTAAGCCCAAGCACATCTGCTGGCTTAATTGCTCTAAGTAATTGGTCTAAATTAACCTGATTAGTCTGCAATCCACCGGGCACAACCTCACCAGTAGGCTGCTGTTTAGGAGCAAAATTAAATCCTGTAGGTATAGTTACTTGAGCAGGATCAGTCGTTGTAGGAAATAAAGCCTCAAGATTCAACGGGTTAGCAGTCACTACCTGTTGTGCATTAGGAAGAATCTGGTTCAAAAACTGAGCTACCCTGCCAGCACCACTAGCCGCTAATTGAGCAGCATTAGGGTTAATAGGTGTAATTGTTCCAGACGTTCTCTGTTGCAAGTTTTGAACAGATGGCATTGGAACTTGATTTCTAGGATCAAGCCCCATACGCTGATTAAATAGAATCCGATCAATCTCAGCTTGCGTTAGCTGTCTGGGCATCTCAGCCATAGAAAACCTCGTACATATCCGGCCTGTTAGCCTTTATCCACTCTCGTGGCTCATCGTGGCATTTCTCAAAGTCCGTCCCTACTGTCTGGCTTCCTGCGTGATGCACATAAGCCCTTGAGACAAAATGCCTAAATCCCGCTTCTTGCAGGTCATGGCATATTATATTATCGGAATACCAATTTGTGCTTGGGAATTTAGCGACGTTCCAAGCCTTTTTCGTTATGGCGGCAAAGATAGGTGCAATTACCGCAGTCGGCTTAATCTTAGCCTCACTAGCCCACCGCAATCCTTCTTGCCTATCATCGTAAACAGGAAACCTAATGTTCTGGTCAGGTAATACATAATCTGATCTTGCACCCAAGAATCCGAGATTTACGCCATTGGATTCCAAAATTTCCGCATCTTCCTTGAGCAGATCTATGGTACTCGGTGTTATAACAACGTCATCGTTAGCTACGATCAGTGAATCGTGCCCCCTGCTGAAGGCATAATCGATACCCGCATTATATGCGTCCCCAAAATTGGTAGCAGGATTTGGCCTGTAGATAACATTAAGCTCCGACATTCTCGAACGTATTGTTCCCCAGAGGCTAAGGTTATTTGAGCATAAATAAATTGGTAGTTCTGGAGCATAGACTTTGATGCTTTCCAGTAATATCGTTATACCGGGATTACCGATAGTGCAGATAACTATGGCTTGCATATGCCCCAGAAATATAGATCAGCAGGATTTGCATTAGTGGAAAAGCCGTACTGCTCAAACTTAGACAAGTCGCAGTTATCCCTAATGTCCTGCTCTGTTAGGTTACGGTAATAGTCCCCGCAAAATGGGGCATCTGATGGACTTGTACGCCTAGTCCCGTGTTCTGGTCTGCCTTCTGTAGCGCACGTAAAGAATACAAACTTACGAGCCATCCTGACCATATTGTCAAAAGTCTTAGCCCATTCTGGGTTATGCTCGAAGCATTCACAAGACGCAACAACGTCAAAGCTGTTGTCAGGAAAGTCTAGTTCTTCTCCCTTGGCTACTAGGTCAACTCCCTTGCCCTCACCAAGATCAACGCCAACATATTGCGCCGCATCAAAGAACTGACGTATTGAACCGTTAATGTCCAGACTGCCTATCTCTAGGACTTTTTGACCTGCGAAGAAAATAGGGAACTTGAGCGTTAACCCACGAACGAAATCTAGTTGGCTTTGATGGCTCACTTTTTCTTGTTTCTAGCGGAAATAGCTGCGGCTTTCTTCTTGGCATCGGCCTTGCTGCTGGCTCCCCATGCTCGTAAAGACAGTAGCAGACGAGTAGGCTCACCATTTGGTTTCTTCTCCGGCCCCGGCATACCACCCATACGGGCTAGGAAACTGGCTCTACGGGGATTATCGCCAGACTTAACAGGAGCCTTCAGGTTAGAACCGGGATTCTCAGCCTCGTAAGACTTCCGACCCCTCTCGTTCAGACCACCAGACTTATTCTTCCCCGCCTTCTTCGTCCATGCTGCTGCCATATTCTTCCCTCATCTCCATTTTCGCCATTCTGAGCATATTCTTCTGCTTCTCAGTCATCGGTTTTTTAATGCTTCCACCAACTAGCCATGCAGAGCAAGTACGATCACCAGCGCATTTAAACTCGAAAAGCTCACAATAACCCAGTTCAGCAGCCGCTATTACCTCATTGGCATAAGTCTCGTCATCCGATTCCTCACCCTGAATGCCCTTGATAATACATTCCATCATCTCGGGAGTCTGGATAAATGCAGAACAGTTGCCACAGCGCATTGTCTGTGCATTCTCTGGAGTCGTAGCCCATTCCTCAGCACGTTTATCCCAGAAATCCTCAGGTTCATCTGGGTTTGCAGGGCCATAGCCTACGTTCTGGAATGCCCAATCCCTGTTCTTCAGGTTGAGCTTGATGTCTGAGCAGACTTTAGGACAAGGTTTCATTTCTTTTTCTTTGCAGTCTTGGCTGCTTGCTTGAAGTCAGCCTTAGTAGGAGCGCCTTTAGTACCGGGCTTCTTCATCTTCTCGCCAGAACCCTCAGCTATACGCTTACGCTTGGCATGAATATTGGCATAGAGACCAGTTTTCATTTCTTACCCTTCTTCTTAGCCATGCCAGCTTGACTCAGTGCGATTGCTACCGCCTGTTTCTGAGACTTGACTACAGGGCCACCTTTGCCACTATGCAGCGTTCCCTTGCCAAATTCCTTCATAACCTTGGCTACCTTCTTCTGGCCTTTGGTCTTCTTCATTGAGCAATTCCCCTAGCTGTAGTTGAAGTTCCTGCTCAGTAACGCCATAAGCTCGCTCAAAGGCTTTACGTCCTAAACCGTGATAGCCTGAGTTTCCTCTGTGGTGTTCTGGGCAAAGCGGTATTACGTTATCGTGCGAGTTCCTGACTCCCATCCCCAAACCCAT